AGTAGTGAACTCCCTTTATCAAAAATTTCAAACTGACAACAGACTCTAAGCATCTCAAAGGCAAAAAGGTTTAAACTGTGCGTGAAACTTTACATTATGGAACTTTTTAAAACTTATCTGTCAGCTTTCTCATGGATGTACGAACAGATCTTCCACATAATTTCTGAAGAGTTTCCTTCAAAATACTATGACAACTGTTGTATTATCCATGAATACTACATGAGTGGTACGATCATCTATGAAGATTTATTTTTTGATGGACCACATAAAAGAATTTATGATGATGTTATCAATGCAGGGTCTGCTGCTTATTATAGAAAGTTTCAAGCTCTATGCTTTATGGTATTGGGTCATCTGGAACCATTATTTAAAAAGCATGGTGATAAACTTGATGGATTGCAAATAAGAGATTATAGCAGTCATCTTGATCAAGGTCTATGTTATATAAGACACATCTTTCGTGGATATTTGATGGAGAGAATGAATTTTGAGATGGCAAACCAATATGCATTGAAAAGCTTTGACAGTAAAATGGTTTATGGAACTCCATCTTTTGAATTCTATAGCAAATCTATCATGTATTTGCAATTGAAGCATATATCGACTATATCTGATAGTTTAAAAGATGGATTGAAAAGTTTAAAATCTAATGACTTGAGTGATGATGACGATGAATCTGGTGAAATATTGAAGAAACTTCTTTTGGATAATACAGACCAGACTGCATCGACATCTTGCAAGCTTAAAAGGCAAATTTCTATTATATCAATAAAATGAAGTTTTCTATCTAAGATTTCTTTTTATCTTTAAAGTTATGTAGAATTCCAGAGAAAAACACAAAAAAAAGAAGAAAATTAGAAGATGATAAAAAAAGATGTATTAACAATTTAAGTATGTCTAGTAAGTAATAGGTAAAAATTTCCAAGTATGTATGTTGTGTGCTACATTCAAGATGTTTTGTCTTTAAATTTCCTGTAAAATAAGTAGATTGACTTAGAGTCTTGTTAGTAGTGAGAAATAGTTGTTTAGTAGTTCCTGGTTTCCTTTAATATGTGATTTGATCTTAAAGATATATAAAAAAAGCCAAAAAAATAAGAAATAAGAAAAAGCAAAAAAATCAAATAAGTGTGATCTATGTGTTGTTTACTAAGTTACATCTTGTTCAAGTATTTTGATTTACTGTGATTTCTTTAAAAACTTTTGTCTTGTGTCTAGACTTTAGATAGCTAGTTGTAAGTTAACCTGATAGGGATAAGCATATTAAGAAACCTTTAATTGTTGTAGTATTTCCATAGTTTAGTTGTAAATAGGATGCCCGTCAAACAAGTAACTCTAAATTTCCATGTAATTATTGACTAATACGACCAATTCAATATAATTATTTAAAGATCGTGTAGTCACTTACAAAATTACCTTAAATTTTGATACTTGTTAATGATTCATTGTTGATTTTATTGATAAAGGGAGAACACTACT